GGCCCGGTTGTGTGCTGTGGGTACGTTTGGTTGAAATTGGAAGTTGGGATTTAGCCGTATGGGTAAGGGCCGCAAACCGACGCCTAAACAGATCCTTAGCCTGCGTGGTTCCCGCCTTAGGGGGCCGCACGCGACCGGCATCGACGCGCCGCCTGGCGTTCCCCCCTCGCCCGCCTGGCTGTCGGACATTGCCCGCGCCGAGTGGGAGCGAATCGTACCGATGCTCGAAGCGTCGAAGGTGATGAGCCCTCGCCACCAGCAGACACTCGCGGCGTATTGCGATTCGTTCGCGGACATGGTGCAGGCCGACATCGAGCTCAAGGCGAACGGCACCACGTTGATGGACGACAAGGGTAGGGTATCGAATCATCCCGCGTGGAATCGGAAGCGCGACGCACGGAATCAGATGCTGAAGTTTGCGGCCGAGTTTGGCCTGACTGCTTCGGCGTTGTCGAGGGTGTCTGCCGTTGACCAAGGCCCGCAAGAAGACGAAGACGACGCCCGCATGTTCGCTTGATGCGAAGGCTGCGGACATCGCGGTGCGGTTCTTCGAGGAGAACCTGACGCACGCGAAGGGCGAGCTCGGCGGCAAGGCGTTTCTGCTCGAGCCGTGGCAGAAGGAATACGTCGGCCGGTTGTTCGGCACGATGAAAAACGAGGTGCGGCAGTACCGCACGAGCCTGCTGGCGATCCCCCGCAAGAACGGAAAGAGCACACTGTGTGCGGGGATCGCACTGAAGTTGATGTTCGACGGCGAGCCGGGTGCCGAGATCTACTCGTGCGCCGCCGATCGCGACCAGGCCCGGCTGGTCTTCGAGATGGCAAAGGTCTGCGTGGAGAACTCGCCCAAGTTGCGGAGCCGCCTGCGGGTGTTTCGCAATTCCATCGTGCGGGAAGACACGCATTCAACGTACAAGGCACTGTCGGCCGAGGCGTTCACGAAGCACGGCCTGAACGCTCACGGGATCATCTTCGACGAGCTCCACGCGCAGCCCGACCGGGAACTGTGGGACGTGATGACCACGAGCACCGGAGCCCGGCGGCAGCCCTTGTGCGTGGCGATCACCACGGCGGGCTTCGACCGCAAGAGCATCTGCTGGGAAATCTGGCGGTACGCCCTGGCCGTGCGTGACGGGGCGATCAAAGACGAGACCTTCCTGCCTGCGATCTATGCCGCCGATCCCGAAGACGATTGGACCAAGGAAGAGACCTGGCGGAAGGCGAACCCGAACCTCGGCGTGAGCGTGAAGCTCGACGACCTGCGGGTGCGGTGCAAGCGTGCCCAGGATATGCCGAGCGAGGAGAACACCTTCCGGCGGCTGCACCTGAACCAGTGGACCGAGCAGGATACGCGCTGGCTGCGAATGGAGCACTGGGCACAGGGCAACAAGCCCTGCCCGGTGATGCTCGACGGCCGGGAGTGTTTCGCAGGCCTCGATCTCGCCAGCACGTTCGACACGACCTGCTTCTGCCTGCTGTTCCAGTTGGACGATGGCACCTTCTGGGTCGAACCGCACTTCTGGATTCCTGAGGACAACATGCGGGAGCGGGTGAAGCGGGACCGCGTGCCCTACGACCAGTGGGCGAAGGAGGGGAAGTTGCACCTGACGCACGGCAACGTCACCGACTTCGACCAAGTGCGGGCCGACATCATGGCCCTGACCAAGAAATACAACGTCCGGCAGGTGGCGATTGACCGCTGGAACGCGACCCAGTTGGCCACACAACTGCAAGGCGATGGCGTGAATGTCTTAGGTTTTGGGCAGGGCTACGGCTCGATGAGTTCGCCCGCCAAGCAGCTGGAGGCGCTGGTGGTGGGCGGCAAGTTGCACCACGGCGGGCATCCCGTCTTGGCGTGGCAGGCGTCGAACGTGGCGATTCAGCAGGACCACGCCGGAAACATCAAGCCCAGCAAGGCGAAATCCAACGAACGCATCGACGGCATCGTGGCGCTGACGATGGCCCTCGGCATTCACGCGACGGCCACGGCCCCGCCACCCGAACAATCCTGGGACATCATCTCGTTATGAGCGAAAACGCCGCCGACTTCAGGATGTTCGACCTGCGTGGCATCGACTGGCCCGAGGTTTCGCCGTCTCGCACGCCTTCGGGCATCCGCGTCAACGCTGACAACAGCATGGCCTGCTCGGCCTACACCGCCTGCATCCGCGTGATCTCGGATGCCGTCTCCGCTTTGCCGCTCCACGTTTACGAGCGGATGGCGAACGGTGGCAAGGCCAAGGCCACGAGCCACCCCGTGTATCGGCTCCTGCACCAGCAGCCGAACCCGTGGCAGACGGCGCAGGAATTCAGGGATTGGATGACGGGCATGTACCTGCACTACGGTGCGAGCTACGCCGAGATCCGCCCTGGTGCTCGCGGTGCCGTCTCGGAGCTGTGGCCGCTGCACTCGTCGCGGATGGAGGTGGAGCGGCTGGAGAACGGCCGCCTGAGGTACATCTACCGCGAGCCGAACGGGCGGCAGACGACCTATTCGCAGGAGCAGATCTTCGCTCTCCGGTTCACGACCGAGGACGGGATTCGGGCGATCCCCACCTACAAGATTTTCCAGAACGCCATCGGGCTGGCCCAGGCGTTGGAGGCCCACGGGTCCACCTACTTCGGCAACGGTGCCCGGCCCGGCATCGTGCTGGAGTCTGATAACCCCATTCCCGTGGAGGCGGCCGAGCGGCTCCGCGAGCAGTGGGAGCGGATGCACAGGGGCGCAGATCGGGCGTTCCGCACGGCGGTCCTGCCCAACGGCGTGAAGGCCCACGAACTGAGCGGCAGCAATGAGGCGGCCCAGTTCCTCGAAACGCGGCAGTACCAAGTCATCGAAATCTGCCGGGCGTTCCGCGTGCCGCCGCACATGATTCAGGATCTCACCCGCAGTACATATTCAAATATCGAAGTTCAAGGGACAGAATTCGTACAGCACTGCTTATTGCCTCATCTGAAGCGGTGGGAGGCGGCGATCTCTCGCGACCTCATCGTGGACGACGAGACCTACTTTGCCGAGCACAGCGTCTCGGGCCTGCTGCGTGGCGACCACGCGAGCCGGTCGGCCTACTACGTCTCGGCCCTGCAAAACGGGTGGATGACGATCAACGAGATCCGCGAGCTTGAGAACCTGAACCCGATCGGGCCGGAAGGCGACAAGCACTTCGTGCAACTCAACATGACCACGCTCGACAAGGTTGGCCAGGAGCAACCGGCACCGGAGCCGATGCCAGCGCCGCCCGTCGAGGAAGAAGACAGCCCGGCCGACGACGCCGAGGACCAGGCCGAACAGGAGGAGCAGACCGATGGAAATTGAACGCCGCGACTTCGCCTTCGAGGAAGAGAACGAGTTGATCGTCGAGAGCCGGGCCGATGGCCGGGCCGCGATCATCGGATACGCCGCCGTCTACAACCGGCTTTCTCTCGACCTCGGCGGTTTCCGCGAGGAGATCCTGCCGGGCGCGTTCGACAAGATTCTGAACCGGCAGCGGGGCAAGGGCGACGTGGTGGCCCTGTTCAACCACGACAGCAACATCGTCCTGGGCCGCACGTCGAGCGGCACGCTTGAACTCTCCAGCGACACGAAGGGGCTGCGCTATGTGGTCACGCCGCCCGTGAGCCGGGCCGACGTGCTCGAGCTGATCCAGCGGCGCGACGTGCAGGGCAGTTCGTTCGCCTTCACGGTGGACCCGAAGAACGAATCATTCCGCACTGGCGAGGACGGCAAGGCCGTGCGGCAGATCCGCGAGGTGAGCGGGCTGTATGACGTGGGGCCGGTGCTCGTGCCCGCGTACCCCGCCACCTCTGCTTCTGTTGCCATGCGGTCTTACGAGGCGTGGCTGGCGGCGCAGTCGCAGCCCGAGCCCGAGGCGGTGGCCGCCGTGGTTGCCAAGCGTTCCCTGGTCCGTGACGCCGCTGCGGCGTGGACTCTGAGGCTCCGCAATGTCTGAAGCCCGCTGCACCTGCGGCGAGAAACTCCGTTGCCGTTCCAGCCGTCCGTGCGGTGACGAGCGGCAGCGGTATCTGCGTTGCCCCCGGTGCGGGGCTCGGGCGGTGGCGTTTGTGAAAACAACACTTTCCGAAGTGCGCTTCTGCAAGAGGTCTGCCCGCTAGTGGCACTGTGGACTCCACGGCAATACCGCCGCCAGGAGATTCACCACAGTGGACAACCTTAAGAAGCTTCAGGACGAGGCGGTTACCCTCGCCAACCGGATCGACGCAGTTCGCGCCATCGAAGGCGACGAAGACAAGATTGCCGAGCGCGACCTCGAACTGGAAACGCTGAACAAGCGGGCCGGTGATCTCGCCAAGAAGATCGACTTCGAGAAGTCGGTCGTCGAGTCGGCCAAGAACCTGCGGTCGGTGGTGGATCGCTGCACCCCCGCCCCCGAGGTCCGTGCCGATGAGCCCAAGGTCCGCATTGAGGCCGTTCCCTTCTCGGGCCGCCTGCGTGCGTTCAACAGCGTCGAGGATGCCTACAAGACGGGCATGTGGCTGAAGGCCAAGAGCGGCGACGCCGAGGCCAAGCGGTGGTGCCAGGATCACGGCGTCGAGGCCCGTGCGATGGGTTCCACCTCGGCGAACAGCGGCTCGGCCGTGGTGCCCGACGTGCTCTCCTCGACGGTCATCCGGCTTGTCGATTCTTATTCGGCTTTCGCTCAGAACGCCACGAGCGTGACGATGCCCAGCGACGTGCTCCAGTTTCCTCGCAGGTCCGGCGGAACGACCGCGTACTGGATCGACGAGAACACCGCGATCACTGCCAGCGACCCGACCATGAATCAGGTCTCGCTGACGGCGAAGAAGGTGACTGGCGCGGTGGTTGTCGCGAGCGAACTGCTCCAGGACTCCATCGTGTCGATCGCCGACTTCATCGCCACGGAGCTCGGCCTGTCGCTCGCCAACGCCGTCGAGGCGGCTGCGTGGAGCGGCAACCCGGCGAGCGCTCCTGGCGTGGCCGGTCTCGTGACCAGCCACACGGGCGGCCTCCTGGCCTCCTCGGGTGCCACCTACGCGGCGTCGCTCGTGACCGCTGCCGGTGACACCCCCGACGAGGTGACCAAGGCCAACCTGCTCGCGATGATGGCGGCCGTGCCGCAGCACTCGCGTCAGGGTGCCAAGTGGTTCTGCTCGCCGTTCTTCTTCGCGACCTGCATGCAGGCTCTCGATCTGAACCAGGGCGGCTCGGTCGGCCTGTCGCAGGGCATGGGCCTGACGTTCCTCGGCAGCCCGGTGGTCCTCACCGACCGGCTCCCGAGCGGTGCGGACTCGACGGGTGCGGTGATGGCGCTGTACGGCAACATGGCCAACAGCTCCTACTACGGCGTGCGGCAGTCCATCGAGATCGCCTCCAGCGATCAGGTGAACTTCCTCAGCGACCAGACCGTGATTCGCGCGGTGGCCAGGGTTGCAATCGCGCATCCGAACCTGGGCACCTCGACCGTCGCCGGGCCGGTCATCGGCCTCGTCGGTGCGTGAGCCTGACGGCTTGACGTGATGTGCAAACTGGGCGGGCCGCTCCACAACGGGGCGGCCCGCTCTCTTTTTACGAGGTCTGCATGATCGTCAAGGTAGGTGGCACTGAGGCCGACATCCGCGTGGAAGCCATCCTGTCGATGCCCAGGCTGTCGTTCACGGCCAACCACTTCGCGTGGGCTCAGGCACTCATGCCGCTGGGGATTCGCCCCACGATGGGCACGGGTGCCTTCTGGTCGCAGGTGAACACCCGCGTGATGGAAAAATTTATCGACACCGCAGAGTTCCTTCTTCTGATTGATTACGACACGTTTTTCTGTCGTGAAGACGTGGAGCACCTCTTCGCGATGGCGATGACGTTTCAGTGCGACGCCCTGACGGGCCTGCAAACGAAACGCGAGGACGGCAGGCCGATGTTGACCTTGAAGGGCACGCTCGACAACCCGCCCGAGAGCGGCACCACGAGCCTGCCTGCGTCGTGGTTCGCCGAGCCGGTGCAGGAAGTGGATAGCGCGCACTTCGGCCTCACGGTCATCAGCACGGCCGCCCTGAAGCGGTGCAAGAAGCCCTGGTTCTGGTCGAAGCCCGGCCCCGATGGCTCGTGGAACGACGGCCGCGTGGATGACGACATCTGGTTTTGGCGGAACTGGCGGGAGAGCGGCAACCGAGTCTTCATCACGCCGCGCGTGGTCCTGGGCCACGGCGAGTATGTCGTGACGTGGCCGGGGCAGAACCTCGGCAAGCCGGTCTTTCAATGGACGACTGAATTCACCAACGGCGGGAAGAAGCCCGAAACTGCATGGAGCGTGCCCCAATGAAGAAACTAAGGATGCTGCGATCGTTCCGCTCCTACCGCCCAGGCCAGGTCGTGGAGATCCCCGGCGGGCTGGCGGCGGAACTGATCGCCAAGCGGTTCGCGGTGGAGGACCGGCAGCAGGAGTTGATCGAGACGGCCGCCGTCGAGCACGACGTGGAGACGGCCGACGCCACGCCCAAGCGGAGACGCAAGAAGTGAAGTACCGCAGCCTCAGCCGCCAGACGCCCCCCGCCGTGGAGCCCGTGACGCTCTCCGAGGCGAAGGCCCATTGCCGCATCGACGGCAACGCAGACGACGCCTATGTGGCCTCGCTCATCACGGCGGCCCGCGAGTGGTGCGAGCAGTACCTCGACCGCACGCTCGTCTACACGCAGTGGGTGATGAGGTTCGACCGATTCCCACCGGACGGAACGCACGACATCGAGCTCCCCCGCCCGCCAATGGCGACCGCTGGCACAGCCACGGCCGTCGCCCTGACGTTCACCTTCCAGACGGGCGAGACTGCCACCTACTCGTCGGCCAGTTACCGCGTAGATCGGCACAGCACGCCGGGGGCCGTGAAAGCGTTGTACGGCCAGACGTGGCCCCCGCACCTGCAAGACGACAACGCGATCAGCGCGACGTGGTGGGCTGGCTATGGCAACAGCGGCACCGACGTGCCTGCCGCGATCCGGCACGCGATCCTGATGCTCGTGGGCATGTGGTTCGAGCGACGCATGGCGGCCGACTCCATGGGCGGCGATGAAATCCCGTTCGGCGTGAAGTCGCTTCTCGACTCGCAGCGATGGGGCTCCTACCGATGATCGACCCCGGCAAGCTCCGCGAGCGCGTTACCGTGCAGATCGCCAGCGGCACGACGAATGCCCTGGGCGAGACGGTCCTGACGTGGAGCAATTCCTCGGCCGCCTGGGCCAGCGTGGAAGGCGTGAGTGCTCGCGAGGCGTTGCTGGCCGGGCAGCAGGAAACGAGCGTAACGCACCGACTGCGGCTGCGGTATCTGCCGGGCCTTACCCAACAGATGCGGTTCGCATGGCGGGGCCGCACGCTGGAGATCGTCAGCCTGCTCGAGCACGGCAACCGCAGCGAGCACGAGGCCATTTGCCAGGAGCAGCAGTAAATGGCGAAGCCGAAGCCTGACTCCACGCTCCGCGTCGATATGTACTTCCCTGACATGGACGAACTGCGGGCTGAGTTGTCCAAGTTGCCCAAGAACCTCGCCGCAAAGCACCTCGGGGCGGCGCTTCGCAAGGCCGTGCAGCCCGGCCTGACGGCACTTCGTCAGGCCACGCCGAAGGGGCCAACGGGCAACCTGCGGAAAAGCATTAAGACCAAGGTGAAGACCTACCCAAAGCAAGGCAATGCAGTTGGCATGGTGGGCTACTCGTGGGGTGGCGACTCAAAGGGTTACCACCAGGGCTTCATCGAGTTCGGCACCAAGGAGCGAGAAGCCAAAAAGGGGCGGTTCGCTTCGACCTTCAGGAGCAAGACGGCAGAGCGCTCTGGGCAATTCCAGATCATCACGCCCAAGCGAGGGCGTGGCGCTGGAAAAATGCGAACCAAGCCGTTCCCGAAGTCGTTTTTTAAATCCGCCAAGCAGGGGCAGAAGGTCAGGCTCGGCAAGATGCCAATCGGTGGACGCACGGGCGTGCCCCCGGTGAAGACCGCCTTTAACCGGGCGAAGCCTGCGATGGAAGCCGAGCTTCGGCTGCAACTCGGTGCCCGCATCGAGAAGGCTTGGGCCGAGCTCGAAGGCCGCACGAAGCGCGGGCTTCAGACCACCTACAACTCGTACCGGGAAAAGAAGATCCTCGACCGGCTCTTCGGCTAGAGAGGCCACCCATGAAATCCCCTGAAGCCGTTCTCCGCAGCGTTCTTGTGACGAACACCGTCACGTCATCCATCGTGGGCAGCCGCGTCTTCCCGCTCCTGGCCCCGAAGACGGCGGCCCTGCCGTTTGTTATCTGGCGGCGCTCGGGCATCAGCCGGGAGCACACGCTGGCCGGGCCGATGGGCATGCCGAACGTAAGCGTGGAAATGCAGTCTTTCGCCACCACCTACGAGGACGTGC